CCACCGGTCCCTCCTTGAATCGTTCTTGCGGAAACGGCTGCACCGAATTCGGCGAAGTCGTGACAAACGGCACCACCTGGTTCGTGTTCACCGGATTCGTGATCGCCACCGCGGACGGCTGGAAGTTGCCGCTGCCCGACTCATTGCGCCATTCGTCATGGAGCTTGCGTGCCACCGCATCGGGGATGAACCCCGTGTGGCCCTTCTTCACCAACCAGGTATCGAAGTCCATGGCGTCAGTTTCCGTAGCCGACCCAGCCTTGCCCGGGGACGTAACCTTTCTGCTGCTTGCCGCCCGCACCACCGCCGCCGGTTGCACCACCACCGCCGCCGCCGCCCATCTGCCGATCGACGATCTGCTGGCTCATGATCGAGCGCCCGGTGTTTTGCATGCCGATGATGGAGTCGCCGATCATGGCTTGTTGGCGGGGGGATTCGCTGAGGAAGCCTTTGATCCATTCCGGATCAAATCCCAGCTGGTCGCCGTGCCGCTTCATGAAGTCGCCATACGCCGAGCCTTTCGCCTCGAGGGCTTTGTTGTCGGCATAGGCTGCGACGAAGCTACCCAGCACGCTATCCGCCGAGCTGCCGCCGCCACCGCCACGGCCGCCGCGTTCGCCGCCGCCTTGCATGGCCATGGCCGCGCCGGCCGGTCCGCCCATGGCGAAACCGGCGACCGCTTGGCCCGCCTTGCGGATCGTGCCGCCGACGTCCTCGCCGATCTGCTCATACATTTGTTGGTTGGCTTGGGCGGCGCCGAGGGCGCCTTGGGCGAGGAATTCGCCGCTCTTGTCAGTCACTCCGGGGTTATAGGCAAACATAGTTATTCTCTCCTTCGATTAAGCCGCTTTGGCTTGGGTTAATTCTTGTGCCAGGGCCGCGCCGATTACGGCCGGCTTGATCGCCAGGCGTTTCTTGCCGCGGTAGTTCACTTCTTCGACGGCTTCGGGCAGCACCTTCTTGACGTCTTGGGCGAGGAATCCGACATGCTTGGCTCCGGGCTCCCCGCTCCCTGCTCCCTGCTCTTTGTATTTGAACTCGTAGGCGGTCAAGCCAAGCACGCTACCAGCTTTGCCGATCGGCTTGATGTCCTTCTTCATCCGTTTGTCCGAGAAGATCGACGAACCGATGTTGCCAATCATGCCCATCATCCCGGCTTGGCGCATCGCGCCCGCCTGCATGTTGGCACCTTGGATGGCGGCCTGGTTGTTCATCGCCGAGTTATACATCGAGCCCTGGAGGTTTCGGTTGAAGGATTCGACGTTGCCCGCCTGGTTCACGGCATTGTTGAACGTGTTGCCGATCAGTTGCGTGCCTTGTCCCATGGTCGCTTGGCCCAGGCCGAAGGCCGGGTTGAGCCCGCGGGCGAAGGGATCGAGGGCGCCGTAGCCTTCGGCCAGGGTGATCCGGCGGCCGCGTCGGGCGAGGTCGAGCTGGTTGGCGCCGAGGGCGAATTGACGGCGCTGGTCGAGACGCTGCTGCGACATGGCATCGCGGTTGAGGATCTCCGCGGCCGACGATCCGGCGCTGGTGCCGAGACCGCGGGCGGCGAAGGCGCCGCGGGCGGATTGCTGGGCGGCGCGTTCCTGCTCCGGCGAGAGCGAACGTCCGAGCATCAGCTCCTCTTGAGCCTGACGCTGGATCTCCGCCTCGATGGCGCTGGGGGCACTGGCCGCTTGCAGCTCTTGGTCCATCACGCCACGGGTCCGGGCGAGGTATTGATTGTCCAGCTCCCCGGCCACCTGACGGGCCGTGCCGAGCTGCATCGCCGTCATCTTCGGATACAGACGCTCGAGCGAACGCTCCTGCTCCTGCATTTGCTGGATGGCCGACCGCGTCGCCGCGGCATACATCCGGTCGTAATCGATTGGTGCCGGTGCCGGCGGTGCCGGCGGCGGTGCTGGAATTGAAGGTCCTCCTCCCATAATGTTATCTCCTTACTTTCTTAGTTAGTTGTTCCCACAAATATACCCGCGGCTCAAAGCTCCCCCTGCGGCACCATGCCACATAGGTCTGCGGATGCGGCGCCACGCGAAGACACTCCCGCACAGGGTTTGCGCCAGCAGCGCCAGCAGCCAAAGTGACGAACCAGCAGTTAGCTTCCCCGAGTTCAAAGTTTTGCTCCTCCGCGTTCCATCGGCAGGCTTTGGCCAGCATGAAGCAGCTTGGGCTGTTCCACACATAGCCCGCCGACAGATGCTCGCCGACCGCTTCCCAGAAGTCTTGCGTGCTGTGGTTGTCCCACCAGTGTTTTGCTTTTTCCCATGGGAGCATTCTTACCCCTCATACATAATGTTGACCGATCCGGCGTCGAAAGTGTCGGTGCCGTTGACGGTGGTGAGGCGGATTTGAGTAAGAGTGTCAGACAGTGTTTTTGAACCGCCCGATGTTGTAGTCCCATTAAGCGTTGCCCCAAGACATCCAGACGACACCCATGTGTTTCCAGATAGATTCGTTAATACAACAATTCCCGAAACAAGCGTGGCTGCTACACCAGCTTGCATCAAAAGCAATCCACTCGTAGAAGCTGCTCCGGCTGCTGCCGATGTTCCAATGTTGCCAGCTCCAGAGCTATATCCTGTAGTTTCCACACCACCGGAATCACCAAGTTGCAGCAAAAAACTTGAAGTTCCGCTTGCGCTAACGCCACTAAACATCACTGTAATCCGCTTCACCCATGACGGGATGCCGGTGAAGTCGATGCTTGTGCCGCTGGTGGTGTTTTGCGCGGTGGCAAGCGTGAGCGGCTGCGAGAGCTTGGCAGGCGTGACGGCGGCATCGGAAATGCGCGCAATCGGCAGCGTTCCAGTGGTGAGCTTGCTGGCGTCGATGCCAGTGGCGAGCTTTGCGTTGGTAACTGCGCCATCCAAAATTTTCGCGGCTGTGATCTCATTGTCCGCCACCACCACAGTCGGCGCGGCGGCCGAATTAAGTTTAGTCGGCGTGACGGTTTCGCCACTGACCCAGTTGTAGGATGCTGTTACGGTTGCCATATTATGAAGTTTTCAGTGTTCAGTTTTCAGTGTTCAGCAAATCAAGCTGCGTTTCTGGTTTCAGTCGGCGGGTTGGATGGGCCGGCGGCCTCGATGCTCACGTTGCGGATTTCTGGCCGGTTGGCTGTGGTTAGAAATTCAAGTTCGCAGTAATGCGCTTTTTGCCGGATCGGCTGCTTGAGCGTGTAGTCTTCGGACAGTCCGCTCAGATTAGTCTGCCCCGGCACTAGCGTGATCTGCGAGTCGGGGTTGGTCAGGCGTGCCTTGACCGTGATGCTCGCCGTATCCGGCAAGACCACATCCGAGAGCGAGCGAAGGAATCGCTTGTTGTGCATGCTGTTCATGCCATAGCGGCGCGTCACAATGCGTCCAGACACGGTGCCGACATATCCAGTGACGGATGGGTCTGGCGCGTCATCGCCCGCCTGCTCCTCGTTGAGCATCATAATGGTGCCCGCTTGGCTGGTTGCCATGACGCGGCGGCGACTGCCTGCGGTGACGATCAAGAGGTCATCAATGCCGAAGCCATAGTTGTCGCGGGCCTCCCACTGCTCATTGAGCGCCGACCAAATAAAGAGCCATGCGGCGGGGTTGACGCCCGCTGTCTGCGGCACGGCCAGCCAATAGCGGTTGTCGTGCCAGACTCCGACAGCGTTCTCGGAGGCGGACGGATCTAACTGCTCAAACTGGTCGGCAATCGAGTCGCTCAGTGGCTTGGTGTCGCCGCGCAGTTGCAAGTCGAGGCGGGCGTCAAGGCGATAGACGCCAGCGTCTGAGAGGAAGAAAACGTATTGCCCTGCCACGGCGATGGTCTTGCGGGCGAGGCATCCGACCTCGTCGGTAAGCAGCTCCAGCTTGGAAAGTGGGGTGTCGATGCTGAAGTCTGATCCGTCTGTGCTGGAGAATTGCGCCACGGTTGCCAGCCAGATCGACTTGCGCATGAAGACCAAGAATTTGCCTTCGACCCAAGGCTGCACGGCGACCAAGTAGTCATTGCTGCCTTGGTTGGCGCGGAAGGACTGCCAGAAAGCATCGTAGACTTCGGGGTCCAGCCAGTCCGAGAGCAGCACACCGTCGCGGCCGCTGGGCACCACGAGCCGGTTGTTGGTGTAGACTGCCCACGGCACTGAGGGAAGTGACTTGTAGGTGGAGCCAACCGATGGCACACCGGCGGGGCTGCGGACAAAGTCGGTCGTTGGGTCGAGATCCCAGTATAGAGGCGCCTTCACTCGGCGAACGGTGCGGCCGGTGGTGGTCGTGTCCTGTGCGGTGCCGCTTGGCACCGTAATCGTGAAAGTGTCCGTGGCCGCTGTGGCGATGTCGTATTCCACGCCGTCAAAGGCAGCGACATTGCTCCCCTCGATGCGCACCCGCATGTTGGCGCTGTAGCCATGCGCGGCGAGGTTGACCGTGGCCGTGGTGCCAGAGACCGTGATGCCGCCGCTGGTGACACCCTTGGATTGCCAGCCTTCCTTGTTGGTGCTGGCCTCGCGCAGCAGGTAAAGCCGATTGAAGGCTTGCACCATGCTGACCTTGTCCGTTGTCTCAATCGTCTCGCCCGCCGGATACGTCAGCGTGTCGGGCAAGAGGGTGGACAAAATTTCTTCGCCAGCGTTGGTCACGATCTCCTCGTCAGGATTGACGCCATCCGTTGCCAAGATCGGTCCTCCGCTCCATTGACCGGCAAACGCGCTGCCATCGTCAAAGATTTGCAGATAGGCTTCGGCGGGCGCGGCGAGCACCACTAGTTCAAAGCTATTCACTGCATCTGGCGAGCGGACAACCGCCGAGGCGAACACGCCGCCGTCGTAGACGGACTTGACCACCGGATCTCCGGTGCCTTCGCTCGCGGACAAATTGAACGGCACGGTGAGAGGCGCATTGGCTGGCGCCACGCCGCTGGCCATTCGTTTGGCGCCACGCCGAGTGGTTGCCACGCCGCGGTCCAAGCGCATGTTTTCCGAGGCTTGCAGCACGCCGGCTGGAAGCGTGATCGGATTCAAGCGCGAAGCGTAGCCGACAAAACCGGCGTCACCATCGCGCTGCACTGGACTTTCAAGGGGCATTGATTACGAGCTGGTCACGGCTTCCCATGAGCTGGCCGTGCGGACGTTGAGCTTGTTGGTGCTGGTGTTGTAAATCATCAAGCCGGCCGGCGGCGTGCTGATGGCGTCACGCTCGGCGGTGGTCATGCGTGGCGGGAGGAAGCCTTTGGTCGTGCTGGACACATCCAAGAGAGCGGCGGCGTTGGGAGTCGTCCCGATCCCCACATTACCACTGTCGGTAATTCGCACCCGCTCTAACGTAGAACCATAAAGCGACCCGCCACCAGTGGCAAAAAATAGTCCTTCGCGGGCTGTAATCGCAAGTCCCCCGTTGGCCGTATCGAAAATTGCAGAAAGCGCAAACGATCCATCGCTTTGCCGACTAAACCCAATGCCCGACGAGTTATTGGTGAAAGTGCTGTGGGTCGCGCTTATTACTGCTAAGTTTTTGTTGGTGTCGGTCTGAACTTGTAGTGTTCCATTTGCGGGGTTTGTCGTCCCAATCCCCATATTCCCACTAGAGTCGATGCGCATGCGTTCGGTGTTGTTGGTGCCAAACGACAACGCAAAGTTGCCAGTGTTAGTGATAGAGCGATTGGCCCCGCTGACGGTGATGTCGTTGGCGCCGATGGCTGCAACCTGCGTTTTTAGCTCGCTGATTGTAGCCCGCTTAGTAATGCCGGACTGCTGGATAATCATTTCGTCGGATGCTCCGACTGTCGTGGCGTCTGTTAGTTGTGAGATGGTTTTGGCCATTGTGAGAAAGTTGAGGGTTGAGAGTTGAGGGTTGAGAGAGTTAGTTGAGGGCGGCTTTGAGCCGTGACTTAAAGCGGGCGGCGTCGCCGGGGGAGATGTCGGTTTTGCGGGTTGGGGCGACTTGTTGGTGGGTGAGGACGAGGTTTAGGGGGATGTTCCACTTCTTCATCCGGGGGACGAGGTATTCTAGGGCGCTGTTCATCGCCGCTTCGCCGAGGGGGTCTTCGTAGGTGTTGCCTTCCCAGGCGACGCCGAGGGACCAGCTATTCAGGTCGGGGCGGCCGTGCCAGTTGCTGCGGCCGGCGTGCCAGCAGCGGTCGGTGTCGTTGGCGAAGACGGTGCGGCAGCCGTCTCTGGCAATGAGGACGTGGTAGCTCACTTTAGCGGCGGGGTTGGTGATCCAGGCGCAGCTGCCGTGGTAGCTGCCGTCGCTGTGATGCAGGACGATGGCTTCCGGTTTGATGCGGTGGGCTTGTTTGTTCG